CACTACGAATTGAATCTTCTGATAGATTGAGAAACGTAGTAGTCAGTTCAATCTATCTTCTTGATAACACTGATTGCACTCTTATTATTAAGGAAGCAGATTCTGAATCTGTTTTTGAAGCATCTGCATTGCCTCAAATTAGAGAGTGTGTAGGTGAAGAAAAATGTAAAAAATTAATTCATGTCTTTGAGAAAACTGATGATCAGTTTTTTCATAGAACTAAATTTCTCAATGACATGGTAATGATGACTGAAACTCCTATAGTTGTCAATTATGATTGTGACATACTTTTACCTATGGAGTCTTATGAAATTTGTGAAAAATGGATATTAGATGGTAAATATGATTTAGTTTATCCCTATGGTGATGGTGATTGGTTATATCAAATTTTCACTGACGATGATCTTGTTTCTAGATTTATTAATAATGATTATGATTTGAATATTCTTAGAGAAAGTTCTAGGATTTATGATGCTAAGTATGGATTCTGTCAGTTTTTTTCTACTGAAAAGTATATTGAAGGTGGTTTAGAGAATGAAAATTTTATTGCTTATGGACCTGAAGATAACGAGAGGTATTATCGATTTAATAAACTTGGATATAATGTTGGTAGATATAATGGAAACGTTTATCATATGGAGCACGAAAGAACTCCTAACTCATGGTTTACGAATCCATACATGCAAAAAAATAATAATTTATACGAACAGATTTTGAAATTTGACACTAAAGAACTCTTAGACTATTATGAGAGGCAGGAGTATCTAAAAATTCGAAGGGTGGAAAGTAAATGATTGGATTTAATCATCTTGGAAGACTTGGATTTCTTGCAAATCAAATGTTCCAATATGCAGCAATAAAAGGAATTGCTGCACACAATAAAATTGAATATATGATTCCTGTAGATGAAGAGATGCAATTATCTCAGGGATTTAAAATGACTAATGCTACACAAAATAGAGGATTTTTAGGTAATCTTAATCGTAGAGATGGTAGAGGAGCACCTATTGATTGTCCAATAGTATCAGAATCTGGGTTCGAGTTTGATGAATATCTTTTTAATAATCCACCAAAAGACGCATCTTTATATGGATTTTTTCAGTCTGAAAAATATTTTTTAAATGTATGGGATGAATTGAAAGAAGATTTTACTTTTACTGAAGAAATTTTAGATCCTTGTCAAGAGTTTATTTCTGGTATAGATGGTAAAGTTGCTTCTATTCATCTTAGAAGGGGTGACTATTTACAAAACTCTGCTAATCATCATAATCTCAGTGATGCTTGGTTTGAAGAAGCATCATCTAAGTTTCCTGACCATACCGTTTTAATATTCTCCGATGATATTTCTTGGTGTAAGGAACAGAAAATGTTTTCTGATGATAGATTTATGTTTTCTGAAACTGAAGATGGGAAGATAGTCACAAGCGATGGTCGATGGGAAAGTTCTAATATGGATCATTGGTATGACTTATGTTTACAAACTCTTTGTACTGATAATATAATTTCTAATAGCACTTTTAGTTGGTGGGGTGCTTATTTAAACAAAAATCCAGATAAGAGAGTATTAGGACCAGATCCAAAAACAAAATGGTTTGGTCCGAATAATTCTCACCTAGATACAAAAGACTTATATCCTGAGCACTGGGAGATTTTATAATGGATAAAAATAAGGCACTTTATAAACTCAAAGGACTTCCTCCCATATATTATTTGAATCTGGATGAGCAACCAGAGAGAAAAGAATATATGGAAGAGCAATTTAAGTATTGGGAGATAGAAAATTATACTCGTATCTCTGCATATGATGGTAGAGATGGTAGAGACCTTGGAGACATCCTTAAAGGAAGATACCCTGATAGTATGTCTTCTGGTGAAGTTGGATGCACCACATCTCATCTAAAAGCAATGGCAGAGTTTCTTAAGACAGATGCTCCGTGTGCCTTAATGATGGAAGATGATTGTGATATCTCTACTGCATCTTACTGGCCTTTTGAATGGAAAAATTTCTATGCAAAAATTCCTTATGATTATGATGTAGTCCAACTTGCTGTTATTAATCCTGCATCAATTCATTTAAAACTTCATAGAAGATTTGTAAATGATTTCTCAACGGCATGTTATATGATTACTCGTCGTCATGCACAAAAACTAATTGACCTTCATGTAAGAGGAGATAAGTATAAGATCGATAATGGAGTCAAACCGAGAGCGGTTGCCGATGACTTGATTTATAATTCTGGAAATACTTTTGCTATTCCTTTGTTCTTATATAAACTTGAACTTGGATCTTCAATTCATGCAGAACATATTGATGTTTTTCATAAGTCAAGCTATGAAGGTCTTTGGAATTTTTGGAAAACTCAGGCAGTTGATATTCGGGATTGGGATGCCATTTTTGATTATGATCCATACTTCAATCGGTTGCCACCAGAGCAAAAAAGTGATGAATAATGTGGAGAGGGGCTTGACCCCTCTTTATTTTTGCTATATAATACTGTAATGTTTCTTCACAAAACTCAAATGACTGTAACAACCGAAGACGGTGGACGCACAAACATGTGGGCTACCGAACCCCGTATGTACGTCGATCCATCCTATACTGAGACGTATGGTCTTGAGACATATGCAGAACGTGCAGAGAAACTCAATGGTCGCACGGCAATGATTGGATTTGCCGCAGCACTGGTTTCTTATGCTACGACTGGTAGTGTGTTCTTTTTCGGACTTTTTGGTTTTTGAGTACTTGACAATGTATCAAATTTTGTTTACAATAACTAGTATTGCCTTCCTTGTATTGTTGGCATACTCTGTAGAAAATCTTTCCGAAACTTACTAATGGACTTTAACGTTACCTTCCGCACTCCTGACGGTGCCGAAACAACTGTCACCTGCCAGGATGACCAATATCTTCTTGATGCTGCCGAGGAAGGTGGTGTTGATATGAACTATTCCTGCCGTGCTGGTGCTTGTTCATCTTGTGCAGGCAAAATTGTATCTGGCACGGTAGACCAAAGTGATCAATCATTCTTAGATGATGATCAAATTGAAGAAGGATTTGTGCTTACTTGTGTTGCATATCCAACTTCCGATGTTATAATTCAAACTGAACAAGAAGAGAACCTCTATTGATGCACGGAAATCTTGAACCAGAAGATCGAGTAATGGATGCTCCATCTGTTTATGAACAAGTTGCTTCTCTTGCCCTAAAATATGGGTGGGAAGAAGGTGATGACATTGTAGTTGAGATGGCAGGGACTCAAGTTTCTGGTATTGATGTCGGTGAAGTCTATAACAAAAAATGGCAATCACCTATCGGTACTCGTAAGTATAATAAAGAAGCATTCATTGTTATCAAAAATCTCTCAAGAGATCCCTTTGAGTCTTCCAAACCTATGGACAGAGAGCACAAACCTCAACATCCATATGAACCGGTTAGTAAAACAAATGTCTAATCCAAATCAACTCTATGATGATATGGAGAGACTAAATGCCCTATACGAAGAACTCTGTTGGGGCCATGATGATGAACTTGTATTCACTCATGAAAATGGCAGAGTCATTATTTACAACAAAACACAGGAATTAGAACAATGAACGAAAGAGCAGAACGTATTAATGGTTGGGCAGCAATGATCGGAGTCATTGCAGCAATGGGATCATATGCAGCAACAGGTCAACTTATTCCTGGAGTATGGTAAAATGATGTTATTAGCAACCTTTATGTTGGGTGCTTTTATAATTCATTCCGTATTTGCAGAAGACATTGATGATGATGATCATTTTGATGGTGGTATGTTGATACCAGCACAAAACCCAATTCAATAACAGACAAAAAAGACTTTACTCTATATACTGAGTAGAGTCTTTTTTATGATATGCCAAAGAATCAATTGAATAAGGATGAACTGATATGTCATGTCCTTAAACTCAAGCATGAGGTTGATACAGAATCAAAAGCAGTCTGGCAGGAAGAAAAAGACCTAGCACACAAGTATCTAAATCGAGTACTGGATCGGATTCAAGAGTATCGATACTAGGGATTGACGGGATTTTTAAAGACCTGTATAATAGATGGGTCTTCGGGACACCACCTCAAAACACTCTCAAAACGAGAGTTGACAAGGACGGCAAACCGTAGTATACTAAATAAATCAGCAAGTTAAGGAACCAACACATTTCTTAACTGTTCGTAACACCCCTCAAACCAAGACCTCTAGGGTGTCTAAAAACGTCTTTCATATCCCAGACTTAGGGTGTCTGGGAAATAGTAACTCCACCATTCCCTGATGGTCTTACTTTTTCGTACAAAACAATGGCAACAACTCTTTCAAGGCAACAATCGACCCCATGGCAGAATTTCTGCGAGTGGGTAACTTCAACAAATAATCGTCTTTATGTCGGTTGGTTTGGTGTATTGATGATCCCAACACTGTTAGCAGCAACTGTCTGCTTCATTGTCGCATTCATCGCAGCACCTCCCGTCGATATTGACGGTATCCGTGAACCCGTAGCAGGTTCACTCATGTATGGCAACAACATCATTTCTGGTGCAGTTGTCCCAAGTTCAAACGCAATCGGTCTCCACTTCTACCCAATCTGGGAAGCAGCATCACTCGATGAGTGGTTGTATAACGGTGGTCCTTTCCAATTGGTAGTCTT